CTTGCCAGGATCAAACCACATTACACTGCTGTTGATTGCCCACCTACTGCTACGCATCAAATACTTAAAGTCTCTAGGTGCCCAAAACTTATTAGAATCTCCTTGCCACAACCAATCTATATTTCCCACAATCACTGTGTCAAGGTCAAAATACAACATCTTTGTGTTGCTTCTTTCCCAATGTGCAGTATTAAACAATTGGATTTTGTACCACCAACTGCGTTTGGGTCCTCGCACACCGTCCCATTCTTCTATATTGTGTCGTATATAATTGTTAGGAACAAATCGTGTGCTTTCTGTGTAAACATGCATACGTACAGTGGGTGTGAGGTTACGACATAGACTTCTATAAAGTTTGTCTACATAACTCCAGTCATACAGTGTATCATGTATTAAGCATGCACAATCTATAACTTCGCCTACTCCAGTGCGTTTTTTAATCTTGTCAACCATAAGCCTTGTTCTATCTCGTTTACTGTATACTCTGTATGGCTAATTTGTACCAGCCACTTGTCTCTATCTTTTTTAGGAGGGTTTTCAATTTCTGTTAGTTTAATACTCATCGGCGATGCTAAACTTTTTTTGTCAACCAACACATTTGCTCCTGCTATTACTGCATTTATACCCGGACCGCTGCAATGATTGACTACACAATGATAATCATAATTGATATTAAATGCATCATATGTGCTTTCAATCTGCTGAGGAGTTTCTAACACACAATCTCTTATAACCTTATTCATTACCAGCATCTTAAAACGTTGTGGAGGAATAAAATACGGGCATCGTGGATGATACCTAACTACAATAGATCTATCACTGTGTTTTCTTATTTTGTGTATTAGTTCTACAGTCCAATCTTCTAGGCCGGGCATTCCTTTCCATTGTAGACTTTTGTTGTGTTGTCCTGCAATAAGAATACTGTCATTGAGTTTGTTATTTTTTAAAATTATGCCAAGTTTCTTAGGACGATCCCAATCAAGTTTTGTTTTGTGTCCGCAGTAACCTTCTGTCGTGATATTGTTTACTGCAATCTTCCAAGTTATTTCACGTTCTAATGCTCCAACATCAATAACCAAAACAGGTTTTCCGAGTGAACGATAATGCTCATATGTCCGTTTGTTCTTGACCATCCGGCCATTCCATAGTATACTCCATATAACAACAGCATCACAGTCGTGTCCGTTTTCAACAGGTGTTATACCAGCGGCACGACAGCTGTTTAAAAATGCTTCCATAACTGGCTTGCTATTCTTTGCACACTGCTCAGGATAATATGCTATGTTATTGATCAAAGGTTAAATACTCATATGAAACGTTATACAGTAATTACCACATTCAATCAGCAGGGGCTTGATAAGTACGGTCAGTTGATGATCAGTACATTTGAAAAGTTCTGGCCTAACTTTGTTGACCTTGTTGTTTACACAGAAGATTGTCAACCACATATTACAAAGTCAAATGTAAGAACCATTGACCTAATAGCGAATAGCAAACATTGCAAACGTTTTGTTAAGAGACACAAACATAATGCAGAAGCAAACGGCGGTCTTGGTCCACACAACAAAGACATTTGGAAACCAAACAAGCATTTTAAATGGCAAGGACTACGTTTTAGTTACAAAGTTTTTAGCATATATCATGCAATGCAAAACATAGATACCGAATGGGTAATATGGGTAGATGCTGATACATTAACTCATACACATATTCCAAATAACTTTCTTGACACAGTGTCACCTAACAATTGTGTTGCAACGCATCTTGGTAGAGGCGACAGGTATCATAGTGAATGCGGATGGGTTGGATATAACAAAACAAACCCAATGTGTGTAGAGTTTGTAGAAGACTTTGCAAACATGTATAAGAATGATACTATGTTTAACTATCCTGAATGGCATGATAGTTACTTGTTTGACGTACAAAGAAAAATATATAGAGATACCAAGAACGCACACTTTCACAATCTCAATCCGCATCCTGACACAAAAGGACTAGCAGGGCATCCATTTATCAATAGCGAACTAGGCAAATATATGGATCACATGAAGGGCGACAGAAAGAACATTGGTCATTCAGAACCTAAGGATATAAAGTTACATACAGATAACCCATATTGGAGAAATTTACCACGTGTTAGATAATTTAATTTTTAGTATTGCCATTAGCACACACCTAGGTATGAATGATGATTTTAATAACATACATCCACATGTTCAATATCGATCTGAAAACAATTACATTGCTGGTGTATTTTACAACAGTGACAGTCGCGGCGGTATATATGTAGGCAAAAGATATGAATATGAAGGATTTGTCATCGAAGCAGGATTAGTACATGGTTATAAGAGAATGGACGTTGCTCCGATGATTAAAGTCAACTACAATGGATGGTATATTGCACCTGGTGTTACCGAAGATGATGTAGGCATTGTAACAGGATATGAATTGAGGTTTTAATGTATCAAGCACACGGATGGTGGTTTGCAGACCAAGACACACATTTTGCACATATGATAAACAAAAATATCAAAAATGGTGGACCTGCAGTATATCAAGAACCTGTACGTACTAAGAGTTTACAATTTGTTAAAGACTTTGGTGTTGCAGTAGACATTGGTGCTAATGTTGGCTTGTGGAGCAGAGACCTAGTACGCAAATTTGCACATGTAATTGCCATTGAGCCTGTGGTGGACTTTCAAGAATGTATGCGTAAGAACGTTCCAATGGAAAACATTGAGATTTGGCCAATTGCATTAGGCACAGAAGATACATCAATTGATATGATTATTACTGAAGGCAATACCGGACACTCACATATCAATAAAGATACAATTGGATCGGGCCAAGTCAAAATGAAACGTCTTGACAGTTGTATGTTTGATCGTATAGACTATATGAAAATTGATTGCGAGGGTTACGAAATGCAAATTCTCAAAGGCGGAGAAAACATAATACGCACTCATCAACCAGTAATAGTAGTTGAACAAAAACTACACACAGACACAGGTATTACAAAAGAAACACAATACGGTTGTGTTGAGTTACTAAAGACTTGGGGTGCAAGAGAACTTGGTAGAGTACGTAACGATTGTATACTAGGTTGGTAGGTAAGGCAAAAAGTGTTTGTAAATATCACCAGTTCGACTTTGATCAATAGTCCAATGTGCTTGACTTAAATCACACAACCATTGACTACGATCAGACATAAACGGATTTATAATATTTTTTAAATTATGATTTGCAACATCCCAGGTAACTGCACCTTCTTCGCTGACAAATGTTGGTATTCCTTTTAGTACACTCAACACACTACTAGAACTGTTATAATAAACTGCACATCTTGCAGTTTTCATACTTTGGTGCAGTGTAGTACTAACACTATCAATAAGCTCTACGTTGTTGTGATTGTTTACCCAATTCCAATCGTGTTTGGTCTTGGTTTTAGTTCTGTTTAGGTCTCCAGGATGAGCTCTTACTTTAATAGGCTCATTGGTTACTGCTCTAATTTTTTTAATAGTCTTTAGCAACCATACTTCTTGATCAAATCCTTTAGCGTTCCATCCATTGTCTCGTTGCAAACAAATTAATATATTCTCAGCTGTATTACTCCAAGGTTGTACAGTTATTCCTAAACTCTGTTGTATCATATTCCAGTGTGAATCTGTGCTATTCTTGTTAGCATATTCACCTGTGTTCCAAAATACACTGTCTAAACTATATCGCAACCATTCATTTTCTTTTGTTGGATGGAACTTAAAACAACTGCCGTCAATGCTCATAACTCTAGCACCTGTTGCTTTCTGATGGTTTATAATACTTTCTCGAAAATAAATGTGCGGTCCTGAATAACTCATTCCTACCCAGCCAAGTATTACTGCTAGTTTACAATTGTATAGTTGTCTATTATTAATATTGTCGTCGACTAACACACGGGCACCTACTTTGCTTGCGCCTTCACCAAATGCTCTCATAATTTGTACTTTGATGTTGTGATTTTTTATCTTAGGCAAGGTAGCCAAGTAAACCACAACATCATAATCCCATTGTCTCATTTTGGAAAATAACTCTTTATTTTTCTATAATCAGTGTTGTCTACTGTAATGTCTCTGGAATAGTTATCTCCTAGCATACTCCAAGCCGTTCCGTCTACCATTTCATTAGGTGTAAATTGATTGTATGCTAGGTTGCAACACAACTGACGTACCCTGTCTATCACAGGCATCATTGGTTCTTCGATCTTGCTTAGGTCTGTGTTTGCCAACGGTTCAGCAGCATTGGGTCCCATAGTAAACACAGGCTTACCTAATATCAATGCTTCAACTGCGGCAATACTGTTGTAAGTTACCATGCAGTGTACATCGTCTGCTAGTGCCATTTCCATAGTATCAACATTAACTCTAAGATGTCTACTTTGTTTTTCTCTTACAACAACAGGCCTATTAGTATGCAGTTTAATTTCTGCAATTGTTGAGTCCAACCATTCTTGTAAATCAACTCCCCAGTAAGTTAATGCTTTTTGGCTAGGAGGACATAACAATATGTTTTTTCCTTTTGTCTGTTTGTGAATAACTGTGTCTGTCTTTAAAAAACGATCATCTGGGCAACCTTGCCAAATTGGTAAATTAAACTGTAATCCGTTTTTGGTAATTCTGTGATATAATTTGGTTTTTCCGTTACCAAGATATCCTGTATCTATGTAGTAAAAATCTCTACCATCCGCAATACATTTGTGCATCACTTTCTTTTTAGCAATACCTCTTACTGCAACAGGAACATTTATAGGAATGTCTGGAAGGTTTTTACTACCAGCAAAAACTCCTTGTGCTCCTGTGAGAAAATTATCTAAGATTGCATCCATTTTCATTTGTTCTCTCGGTTTGGGTTGTTGTCCTGGAGCAAGTTCGCCACCAGCATCAATTATTCCAACTAGTTTTGGAGTAGCATACCTGTGTACTATTTGCTTAATGTAACTTTGTAAAAGTCCATCGCTATATATGTTATATGGATCAGTACATGCAGTAAGCAAGTTTTGAATATCCAATTTTAATACATCTGGCAGTGACAAGTCTGTTATATTAACAATTGGATTATATTTGCTTTCAAGATAACTAGTATGATAGCTA